ACGCTTGCAGCGATCAATTGGGGCAAGATTAGAAAGCCAGCTGATTTCGAAAAGCCATGCACCCTTGCAGTACGCGCTTTGGATGCCTTACTTGATTATCAGGACTATCCTGTTCGAGCCGCTGCTAATGGTACTCACAACCGCCGTCCTTTGGGTGTTGGTATCATTAATTTTGCTTATTGGTTGGCTCGTAACGACACCAATTATTCTGATCCTAACCTTGACCTCATACACGAGTATGCTGAAGCATGGAGCTATTACCTTATCAAAGCCTCGGTCATTTTGGCTGAAGAAGTAGGCGCATGTCCGCTCGATCATCAGACAAAGTATGCGTATGGTATTATGCCGATCGATACGTACAAGAAAGAAGTTGACGAGCTTGTTGCTCCAAACTATAAGATGCCTTGGAGTCAACTTGCAAATCGGGCATTGACATCGGGCATCCGTAACTCGACACTCATGGCTCTGATGCCTGCTGAGACATCTGCTCAGATCTCTAACTCAACCAATGGTATCGAACCTCCACGTGCCCTCGTATCCATCAAGCAGTCTAAGGACGGTGTAATGAAGCAGGTTGTTCCTGAGTTAAAACGTCTCAAGAATAAATATGAGTTACTATGGGATCAGAAGAGTCCGGAAGGATATCTGAAGATCATGGCGGTATTGCAGAAATTCATCGATCAAGCCATCTCTGTCAATACGTCATACAATCCCGTCCATTATGAAGATGGCAAGATCCCCATGTCTGAGATGCTGAAGCACGTTCTCATGCATTATAAGTACGGTGGTAAGACGCTTTACTATTTCAATACGAACGACGGTGCCGGTGAAATCGAGGATAAACCTCTTGCCACCGGTGAAACTGACGAAGAAGATTGCGATAGCTGCAAAATATAGATGTACAGAAAGTAGCAAATGGATTATATTAGAATAGACAGCGACTCGTGGGATGATGCCGGTACTACATACGGTGTTTTAGAATACAATAAACCACAAGACTCTACTGGTGTTTCTTTAGTTTTGGAAAACTGTAAGACCAAAGAAATCACACGCAGAGTTGTCGCACACCATCAAATCGTGTGGATAGAAAATAAGGAACCTTAATGTCTGTTTTTAATAATAATACTTTTGATGCTACACAGCAGCCGTGTTTCTTTGGGGAACCGGTAAACATTGCCCGTTATGATAAACAGCGTTATAATACATTTGAAAAGTTAACCGAGAAGCAACTCGGCTTTTTTTGGCGGCCTGAAGAAATTGATTTGTCTCGGGATGGTAAAGACTTTAAGGCACTGAATGACCATGAAAAACATATTTTCACAAGCAATCTCAAGCGTCAAATCCTTCTTGATTCTGTCCAGGGTAGAGCTCCATCTCTGGCTTTTCTTCCAATATGTTCGCTTCCTGAGTTGGAAACCTGGATCCAGACTTGGGCGTTTTTTGAGACGATTCATTCCCGTTCCTACACTCATATCATTCGTAACGTCTATTCTGATCCTTCCAGAGTCTTTGATGAGATGCTGGACATCCAGGAAATAGGCGACTGTGCTGCTGATATCAGTAAGTACTATGATCGGTTAATCACGGCAAACAATCAATATGCTCTTTTCAAACACGATAAGAAGCATATGTATGAACACAAGAAAGATCTCTGGCTCTGTCTCAACGCCGTGAATGCTTTAGAAGGAGTAAGATTCTATGTCTCGTTTGCATGCAGTTGGGCTTTTGCGGAAGTTAAGAAAATGGAAGGTAACGCCAAGATCATCAAGCTCATCGCGCGGGACGAGAATGTTCATCTTGCCTCAACTCAGCAGCTCCTCAAAATTCTACCGAAAGAGGATGAAGACTTTGCTCGAATACAAGAAGAAACACGAGATGAGTGTATCAGTATGTTTTACCGAGTGGTCGATCAAGAAAAAGCTTGGGCACATTACCTTTTCCAGAACGGCTCGATGATTGGTCTGAACGAGCAATTGCTTTGTGATTACGTAGACCACATCGCTGCAAAGCGTATGGGTGCAATTGGTTTGAATGGTAAGCCCGGTGCTAATCCTTTGCCATGGACACAGAAGTGGATTGCAGGATCTGATGTTCAGGTTGCCCCACAAGAAACAGAGATAACTAGTTACATCTCAGGCGGTGTCATCAAGGACGTCGATTCTGATACATTCAAAGGATTCTCGTTATGACACCCAAAGAACAGAAAGTTTTAGATAGCTTAGACTATCGAGAGACGATCTGCTGGGGTATGGCAGAAGTGTTTCTACAGAATAGAGATGCTCACGGTATCCATGATATGGGTGTTGAGATACAAGCATTACAAAGAGCAATAACAGAAATAAAAAGGATAACCGAAGAATGAAGTGGATAACCTGTAGCGAATGTGAAGAAGAGTTTAGGGTTATTACTGATTCATTAGAGCCTATAACGTATTGCCCACTATGCGGTGAAGACATCGAAGAAGAACTCGAAGACGAAGAGTTTGAAGACGAATAAATAAATCTTTCCGCTGATTATGGAATAGATTTATGTGGTTATACGAAGGCAAAGAGTTTGAGAACGATGACCAATGGTATGGATTCATCTATCTCATTGAGAACCTTGCCAATGGTAAGAAATACATCGGCCGCAAGTTCCTGACTAAAGCAGGATACAAGACGGTTAACAAAAAACGCAAGAAGATCCGTGTAGAGTCCGACTGGGCTGAATACTATGGATCTTCTCCTGCCTTGGCCAAAGACATTGAGATCTTCGGCCGTGATAAATTTCAACGTACTATATTAAGACTTTGTAAAACCCGGGGTGAATGTAATTACTGGGAAACAAAACTCATCTTTGAGACCGATGCTGTTCTTGATGGTAACTACTACAATACGTGGGTACAATGTAAGATTCAAGCAAGTCATGTGAAAGCATTGCATTTCAATTCAACGGAGACAATATGAAGTGAACAAGGTACTAGAGCACAAGCATCTGATCGTTAGAGCAGAACTAAACGACGCACCATACAATGCCACTGATATCAAATTGTGGATGCACAGTCTTGTCGATAAGATCGGCATGAATATCCTTATGGGTCCATATGCGGTTTACTCTGATATGGAAGGCAATGCCGGTTTAACTGCTGTGACTATTATCGAGACCAGTCATATTGCTCTTCATGTATGGGATGAAGTAACCCCAGCATTGATGCAACTGGATGTGTATACTTGCAGCACTCTAGATATCAACGATGTGTTCGAAGCCATTAAAGAATGGGAACCAACAAAGATCGAGTATAAGTATATTGATAGAGAACACGATCTAACTTTGATTGAAACCAAAGTATTGTAATGCCATTTAAAAGAACGACTCGTAGTGGAAAAGGTGGTACACGTACCACTTACACGCAGGCGTTCAAGGGACCGAACAAATCATCTAAGATTTCTACAAGCAGTGGATCTAAATACTCTAGAGTTACTACAACCACCAATCTGAATACTGGTGAAAGAAAGTCATATCTTACACAACGTACTGCAGATGGTTGGGTTTCTAGAAAGAGTCTTAGTGCTCCTAAACAAAAAGTTTCCAAACCAAAAAAGCTTAAAAAAGTTAAGACACGTAAATCTAAACCAATAAAGTTTAGTACTATCTTAATAATTTTGTGTACATTATATCTGTTTGGTGTTATAAGTAATCTATAATAAGTAAAAAGTGAGGTAGATAATGGGTAAAAAGAGAACACGCAAGTCTGTTACTTCGAAAGGTCAGCGTCGTAACGTTGTCGCTGGGGTAAAAGAAGTGCGTCAGGATAAGCCAGAGTTTGAAAAGGCTCTGAATAAAATTGAAGCATGGCGCAAGGGTAAAAATCCTTGGATTACAGTCCCAGGCCCAAGTAGCAACAAAGCATTTATTAGAGTGCGTGCCAACAGCGTGTATGGCGATCACAAGAAAAGCAATGCAAATCTATTCGGTGGTAAAGCAGATGCCCAATAGAGTTATCATATACACAAAGGAACAATGTCCCTATTGTGTAAGAGCAAAGAGTCTTCTAAGCTCAAAAAACAAACAATATCAAGAAATGAAGATTGGCGAGGATATTACTCGCGATGAATTTTTTAGTATTTTTCCTAACGTAAGAACAGTACCTTATATTATTATTAATGGAGATGAAATTGGTGGATTCGATAAACTTACAGAATGGCTCGACACAGACGCAGGACGAAACTTCCTGGCGGAATGAGTATCTTAAAACAACACTAAAGGCTTCAGTTTTGCGTGTTGTCTTTGTAAAGAAAGATGGTACCGAGCGTACTATGGTTTGCACATTGAATGCAAATTTACTTCCAGCTCAGACGGACCTTGAAGAGGCTGTACAAAAGAAGACTCCAAATCCAGATGTGCTAGCCGTGTGGGATCTTGAAGCACATGGATGGCGGTCATTCCGCTACGACTCTATCATCGGGTTCTCTGAAAGAGAATGGGTAGCATGATAGCTATTGTCGATATCGATCAGACGATCTGTACCACACCATACATAAATGGTAAACACGAATATGAGCAATCAGCTCCTATTGCACATCGTATTGAAGTTATAAATAAGCTATACGACCAAGGCTATACCATTATCTATTGGACAGCTAGAGGATCAGGATCCGGTATTGACTGGACCGATCTCACCACACAACAACTAAATGAATGGGGTTGCAAGTTTCATGACGTGCGTCTAGGAAAGCCTTCCTATGACATATGGATTGATGACAAGGCCATGAATGATAAGCAATTCTTTTATGACGCAGACCGTTCAGATCCATGGAGTGATTGATGAATAATCAAGACTTAATTGAATTGAATGAACTAAACAAGGAGTCGAATGGTGGGACTGAACTTACCACTCGTGGACTTTTCGACCGTCTCGGACGAGACGAACTACAAGGTGTCCAAATCATTACTGCCCGAGTACGGGACCTTGACCCAGACCGAATTAGAATCTATCATTTGCACGACCTCGCAGGAGATCCTGAGGCTTCGCACCTTAGAGATGAAGCTTCTAGACAGCGTTTTGACAAGCTTGTCTTTAGTTCCAATTGGCAGTACCAACAGTATCGTGACTATCTTGGCGTTCCATATAGCCATCATTCGTGTGTCATTGAAACAGGAGTTGAGCCAATTCCTCTCGTTGATAAACCGAAAGACAAGATACGGCTTATTTACACCTCTACACCCCATCGTGGCCTCGAGATCCTAGTCCCAGTCTTTATTGCTCTGGCTAACAAGTATCCAAACATTGAGCTCGATGTGTTCAGTTCGTTTGGTATCTATGGTCCTGGTTGGGAACAGCGTGATGAGCAATACGAGCCACTGTTCGAAGCATGCCGTAACCATCCACAAATCAACTATCATGGTTGGGCAGATCAGGAGACAGTACGTGCCGCATATCAAAAGGCTCACATCTTTGCGTATCCATGTATCTGGCCAGAAACGTCGTGCCGTTCTCTCATTGAAGCTATGTCGGCTGGTTGTCTTGCGGTACATCCTAACTTCTCTGCTCTGGCTGACACGTCGGGTGGGTTAACGGTACAGTATGACGGTGACCATGAAGATCAAAACCTACATGCTAACATCTTTGCTCATACTCTGATGTATGCCATTGAGAATGTGCAGAACAACGACTTGACAAACCTACTCACATTCGTTAAGGCATATGCTGATACCCGATTCTCTTGGGAATCAATCATGCCGAAGTGGAAGGGTCTGATTGCATCATTGAAGGAACAACAACGTGATTCTGGCAAAAGCGCCTCTTAGAGTATCGTTCTTCGGTGGGGGTAGTGATATCCCCACCCACTTTGCTACGTGGGGTGGAGCCACTATCTCCACTGCTATCGACAAGTATGTCTACGTAGCAGTCATGCATACTCCTCATAACCATATCAAGGTTTCCTATTCAAAACTTGAGTGTGTCACCGACATAGAAGACATTCAGAATGAAATAGTTCGGAATGCTCTTAAGTTCTTCGGTATCAAATCCAACATCGAGATCACATCATTCGCAGACATCCCTACGATCGGCAACGGTCTTGGTGGATCGTCTGCTTTTACTTGTGCTCTTGTCAAGGCATTATCTGCCTATCTTGGTTATGAATACGTCAATCCATATACTATTGCTAAGACTGCTTGTCATATCGAGATCGACCTATGTGGTTGGAAGATCGGCATGCAAGATCAGTTTGCATCTGCATTCGGTGGCATGAACTACATTAAATATTCTAACCGGTTTGGGACTAGTGATATTGATGTGAAGCGTCTTGATACAATGGGAATCGAGAACTACATGATCTTGATTCCAACTAACATCGAACATCACGCAGCAAAGATCCTCGACAATATTAACTTTGATGCAAAGACATTTGTAATTAATGAACTTGCTCGTATGGCAGATATGCAAAGCACTCAACTTGTAAATCCATTCGACTATGGTAGATTGTTGAACTCTGCATGGATGTTAAAGAAACAGATGAGCGAAGGCATCTCTTCAGAAGATATAGATAGTATGTACGATCGATGCCAATCAGCAGGTGCGCTTGGAGCTAAGTTGCTCGGTGCAGGTGGCGGCGGTTATATGCTGGCACTTGTAGATTCAAAGAGTGCAATGCGCCAAGAATTCTCAGATCGTACCTGCTTAGACGTAGGAATCGCACATGAAGGAGCAAGAGTTGTCTACAGAGATCTATAATATATTTTGGCAACATCGCCATACCATCGAGGATGGGTTTGACTCTATCAACATGGATGTTTTGATAAACGCTGCAAATGCAATCCTGGCTGCAGTTGAACAAGGCAAAACCATATATACTGCTGGTAATGGTGCATCTGCGGCTATTGCTCAACACTGGGCATGTGACTATACCAAAGGTTGTTCAGATCTTGAATCCGGATTTAAACCAAAGGTCATTTCGCTGTCTGCTAACATCCCTTTGATGACGGCGATCTCAAATGATATTTCTTATGACGAAGTATATAGTTACCAACTCGAACGTCTTGCCAATCATGGCGATGTCTTTATCAGCATTAGTAGCTCTGGCAATTCCCCATCGGTGGTACGAGCGTGTGAAGTTGCTGATGCTAAAGGTATGGACATCATTGCGCTGACAGGTTTCACCGGCGGTAGAACAAGAGAGTTGGCACATTATCCTATTCATGTCAATGTTCAAGAGTACGAAGCGGTAGAAGATGTCCATCAGGCGATCATGCATATGATTGCAAAATACCTTCGCGCAAAATAGTTGTGTACAAATTATGAAAAGTATGGTAGGTTGAGAATATCAACTGCTAAGGAATAACACATGGCTATCAAGGTTAAAGCTAAACCAAAACAAATATCCCGCACGGCTATCAAGTCTATCGATGATAAGGCTTATGGGTCAGAACCTGTTCAGATCACCAAGCTCGGTGATGCCTTGAACTGGTACAACTACATGGCGACTGACGATCATTCGCGTGAGTGGTTCTTCACCTATGTAAAGAAGAACTACACCAAGACTGAGGTTGCTGCTCTTCGTAAACTTCCTAAGTGGAAGATCTCCAAGACACTTGGCAATGTGGCTCGTATCCTGCTCAACGGCAATAAGCTTCCACAGAAGAACATGGACTACTTTGACAATAGCGTCAAGGACCTTGTAAAGGTGTCAGCTGTTGTTCGTGAAGAAGTCGAAGAAGCACCGAAGACAACCATTGATATCCAAGCACGTATCCGTGCACGTGCGAATAGTCTTATCACTATGGTCGAAGAAGAAATTGACAGTGTGATGGATGGCGGCACCTTAGACGTGTATAGCTTCCTTCAAAAGCATGAGGTTACACCTCAGGTTGCTGGTTATATCCGTGACTACTATCTGCCTACAAAGGAAGAACTTGAACTTGATGATGAACAAGTCAAGGAAGCCTATGGCAAGAAGCTCAAGTTCTGGCGCACTTTTTATTGTACTCTTATTACAGACTGTGATAGATTCATAAATAATAAGAAGGCAGTCAAGATCCGCAAGCCACGTGAGAAGAAAGTCAAGTCGGCTGTAGATGTTGTCAAGAATATCAAGTATCAGAAACAAGAACCTTCGTTGAAGATTGTCTCGGTCCATCCGACTGAGATTGTAGGATGCAGTCAACTATGGGTATACAATACCAAGTACAAGAAGCTGACTCAGTATATCTCAATGAGTCCAAACGGCTTGCAGGTCAAGGGTACTACTCTGATTGGATACGACCCCGAACTGAGCATCTCGAAGTCCCTTCGGAAACCAGAGATTACGACTGCCGAACTCTTGAAAGCAGGCAAGGTAGCCATCAGGACTTTCATGGCAGATCTTAAGACAACCCCATCCGCACCGAATGGTCGGATAAACGAACAAACAATTCTATTAAGGGTTATTAAGTGACAGACAACGTAATCCTCTTTCCAAAAGAAAAAATGAATACTCCACCGCAGTCGCTTGATGATATGATAGCTGACATGGAGCGACTGCGGCTTGAACATGCAGATGAGATTGCATCTAGTATGATTCCACAGTTGATTGGTTTGTTTATGGCCAATGGCATTGACGTGGACCAACATGAGTATATAAAAGACGTCTCGATGATTGTAGAATCGGCCAAGTCTCTTCTATATAAATACATGAATATAGATCATCCCTTTCATGATATGATTGAAAGTGTTTTTGAGTTTAATTATAATGATGATGATACGGTAGCATATTCCTATTCGCTGCCAACTGAAACGGAGGAAGAGTGAGAACTCTTTAATTTGATATGATAATTGTTGACCTTTCACAAGTAATGATTTCTAATTTAATGATGCAAATTGGAAACCACACAAATACCGAAATCGAAGAAGATCTTCTTCGCCATATGATTCTTAACTCTATTCGTTCCTATAACATGAAGTTCAAGGATGAATACGGTGAGATGATTATTGCATGCGACGACCGCAATTTCTGGCGTCGTAACATATTCCCCTATTACAAAGCAAACCGTCGTAAGTCACGGGAGAAGTCTGAATTGAATTGGACTCAGATCTTTGATGCACTGCACAAGATTCGTGACGAGCTCAAAGCGTTCTTCCCATATCGTGTTGTCCAGGTCGATGGCGCAGAGGCTGATGATATCATCGGTTCGCTGGTTATGGCCAATGGTGATACCAATGAGAAGATCCTCATCCTCTCAGGCGACAAAGACTTTGTTCAGCTGCAACGTTACAACAACGTGAAGCAATACGACCCTGTCCAGAAGAAGTACCGTACGACTAATGATCCTGACCGGTTCATCAAAGAACACATCATGCGTGGTGACGTAGGTGACGGTATTCCTAACTTCCTGTCATCTGATAACTGTTTTGTTGTCGGTGAACGACAGAAGCCAATTCTT